TATTCCTGCAAGTAACATACAAAACACTTACGACGCTATATCTTTAGCTACTGAAGCTGCCGAAAAGCAGGAAGTGTTTAACTCAGCAGAAGACGCATACTTAAGGGCTGTAGAAGAACTTAAATATCTTAATCAAAGTCGAAGGATAGGGCAAGGTGAAGAACTCGACGAACAATTCTTTGAAAGGCAAGCAGAGCTACAAGACGTATTACAAAACACTAAAGCTGAATTTGAAGCCTTGGGTGGCGATACAGGTAAAGGTGTTCTACCTACAATTATTGGGGGAGCAGCAAGAACGATAGGTAAAGCGGCTAATACCGCAGCAGGAGCGATAGGCGCACCTGTATTTGGGCAAGTTAAAGTCGGTCCGGGTATTGCTGGTGGTGTCGGTGTTGGTGGGATATATAGTCAGACAGGACAACAAAGTCCCATTCTAATCGGGCAAGCGGGAAGCACTGATGTTACAGCTACTACAGGCGTTCCTGCTCTTGACGACATTATAAATCGAGAAGTGTTAGGGGGCGGTAGTGTCCTTGATACTGTTGAAAACCTACCTAGTGTGGGGGATGTAATAGCAGGAATACCCGGAACAGTTGGAGGTATTCCTCAAACAGTAAAAGATGTTGTAAACGACAAAATAGACGACGCAAAAACACAAGTGGGATTAGGAGGCGTGTTGAGTACGGCGCTAACTCCTGATAACGATGCCGATCCTATAAAAAGTGGCGGTACTGATGCAGATGCTCTTGCCGCTCTTATAGAAAATGACTTAGAAAACGAAGTAGTAAAAAGTAATAATGCGGATGCAGATGCGCTTGCGGCTCTTATAGAAAATGACTTAGAAAACGAAGTAGTAAAAAGTGATGGAGTAACAGAAGAAAGTGCTGCTGCTGCTGGAGGCGGTGGTGGAGGCGGTGGTGGGAGTAGTACTTCAGCAAGCCAACAAGGTATAGTACAGACAGACCCCGGTGGTTTAGTAGATATAGACTATTTATACGATATTGCAGGGCCAAGTATTTTTGCACCTGACATTAGCAACGACGAGGATGATATGAAAACCCTATACAATCAAGGTGGACCTGTGCAGAAATATTTTCTTGGGGGTGTTATAGACAAGACTAAAGACTTCTTTAACGACGAAAAAAACAACCCGCTTATAAACTTAATTGGTGCAGGACTGGGAGGACTGGCGGGGGGTTTGGGTGGTAGTGCTCAAGCCACAGGTAATCAAGGTTATCAAGGAGGTATTCCTCGATACCAATACGACCGCGCTCTTAAAGAAAATGCGTTTGCTCCTACAATGACTAATGCCGCTGGGCAAACAGTAGCGCGTCGTCCGGGAGGTCAGGGCCGTTCTTACTTCGATTATCCCGTGGGTACGACAACTGACGTAGCAGGAAACCTTCGTCCTCAGCCCTATAGTATTCCTACGGGAGACATTATAGGAGCTAACCGTTATGAGGCTCAACAAACTGCTATGGATGCAAGAGATGCTCAACAAGCAACAGATAACGCGGCGTTAGCTAAGTCTTTTGTAACTAATATACCCGTTCCCACTACAGATGGAACTACAGATGAAACTACAGGTGGAACTACAGGTGGAACTACAGATGGAGCTACTGGTTCAGACTTTTTCTTCGAGGCTGACGCTACAACAGAAGCTTACGATCCCGATGATATAAACACAGTAATTGCTGCTTTAAGCAGTGGTGATACTGATATAGATGCGTTAGCTGCTCTTTACCCTAATTTTACGGCTACCGATATTGAGACTAACCTTACAAATATGGGATTAGGAGTAGACGGTAACCCGTTGCCTGAAGCTCAACCTTCAAATCTTTTCTTCGAGCCTGACGCTACAACAGGAGAGTACGCTGCTAATGACGTAAATGCAGTAATAAATGCTTTGCAAAATGATTCTGTCGAAGTAGAAGACTTAAGTAAACTTTACGGTGTATCACCCAATGACATCTTAGCAAGTTTAGCGAGTATGGGGTTTGGACCAAACGGTGAGGTTATACCTCTTGCTCAAGGTGGAGAAATAAATCAGTACTACTTAGGCGGTCCTACGGATGGTATGGCTGATGATATTCCTGCTATGATAGGTAACTCTCAACCCGCTGCTTTAAGTGATGGCGAGTTTGTTATACCCGCAGATGTGGTAAGTCACTTGGGTAATGGTAACTCCGATGCAGGAGCGCAAAACTTATACGGTATGATGGAAAGAGTGCGTAAAGACCGCACTGGTAATCCTAAACAGGGTAAACAGATAAACCCTAATCAATATTTAGCGTAAGGAAACAACTATGGCAACCTCTCCCTTATTAGGTCGAAGTAGTTCACTATCAGAATTTGCTGGTCCCTATGTTACCGACATGTTGGGGAAAGGTGCGGCACTTGCTGATACTCCTTATGTAGCTTATGGCGGCCCTCTTACTGCTGGACAATCGCAACTACAGAATCAAGCTTTTACAGGACTCGCTAATTTAGCCGTCCCGCAAGCAAGTATGGCAGGGTCATTTACAGGTGCAGGATACACCCCACCTACCGCTCAACAAGCAGTAGATACTAGTGCAACGGGGTACACTCCATTTCTTGCACCACAAGATGGGTTTATTTATTCACAGGCGGTGCGGCAAATGCCACAAAATAATTTTACCCCCGCTACAGATAACGTAATGCAGCAGTACATGACTCCTTACTTACAAGGGGCGCTTCAACCACAGTACGATGCGGCAGCACGTCAAGCTCAGATAGCCCAGCAAAATCTACAAGGCCAATACGCAAAAGCAGGGGCTTATGGTGGGTCGCGTCAAGGGGTTGCTGAAGCTGAACTACAGCGTGGCTTACTAGATAGAATGGCGGGAATTACAGGTGCAGGTTATCAAAACGCATTTGAGCAAGCACAGAATCAATTTAACACTGAACAAAACTATGGACTACAAGCTTTAGCCGCACAGCAAACAGGTGGCGCACAGCAACGTGCTATAGAGCAACAGGGCGTTATGGCAGACATAGCTCAGTTTGAAACTGAAAGAGATGATCCATTTAAGAAAATACAGTACCAACAGTCGCTACTGCAAGGCTTACCAATATCCACTCAAACTTATCAATACCCTGAAACAAGTACATTAGGGAATATAGGAGCGGGAGCGGGTGGCGTTTTAGGTATACTTGCAGAACTTGGATTCGGACAAAAGGGGTAAGTAATGGCTGGTATATTTGAAGAAGTCCGTATGCGAGAGAATGCTTACGCAAACAACCCACAAGCACTACAGCAACGGTACGCGCAAACTCAAGAGTTAGTAGATCTACTTGCACTACAACAAGTAAACAACGAGAAACGTGCTGCGGCAAATCAGATTCAAGCTTCTATGCAGACTGTACCTAATACAGTCAGAGATCAATTAGAGCAAGAAGCATTAATGTCCTCCCGTAATCAACTACTTGCACAGATTGGTCCCGGTGTCCAACAGCAAGGACAAAGATCTATGATGGCACAACAACGTCAACCTATGCGTCAACCAATGCAAGGTGTGGCTGGTATGCCCGCTAACAACATGATGAAAGCTGCACAAGGCGGGATTGTTGGGTATGCAGAAGGCGGGGCTATGTATGATGAAATGGGTAGGCAGTCTACAAATAAAAACATGAATGAAATGTTTGAAACGTTGACTTCACAAGATCCTACTGGACCAATGAACCCGTTAAGTAAAGAGTTTGCAGAAAGAATACGTCTTTTAGAAAGAGAAATAGAATCTATAACAAGACCCCGTAGAAAGCCAAAAATGTTGGATATTCCAATGAAAGGGAATGCCTTTCCAACAGATCCACCTCCAGAATTATTAAACGAATTAAATATTTTGAAAGAGGCTAGGGCTAAAGCTTTAGCTGCAAATGACATGGCAAGTGGTGGGATTGTTGGTTACTCATCAGGGGAGTTAGTTCAAGAACAACCTAGTGCATTACAAAAAGTTAGACAAGGGGTAGGTCAAGGCATGATGGACATGGGGTCTAACATGCAGGAAAGTGACCAAATAATAAAAAGCAAGATTCCGTTCATCAAGCAAATGCTCGATAAAGGCCCAGCAATTACTCCACAAGAACGTGCGGAACTTAAGGCAGAAGTAGAACAAAACCCCGGCCTTATCGGTATGTTTGGAGAGCAGCTAGAAAAATTAGGTATATACGTAAAAGGCATGGCAGGTGGCGGTATTGTGTCTTTTGTAAAGGGTGGAAAAGCTGGGTTCCCTGATCTAAATAATGATGGGAAAGTTACTTACGGTGATGTCCTTAAAGGTCGTGGGGTAGAAGGTAACTTTGATGGCGGACAGATTAGAGAGGCGCTTGGTGGGCTTTTGACTTTAGCTACTAGGACACCTTTTACAAAAGACGGTGAGCGAAGCAATTTTGGCAAGATACTTGGGCGGCTGTTTGGGCTTCCTGACGTACCCATTGAATTGGGGCGCACTTCCGATGATGCACGACGTTTTAACATGGACGTTATAGAAGCAGTTGCTGAAAGAGATATTGGTGGTAGAGAAGAGATAAAAGAAGAGATAGAAGAAGAGGTAATGGAAACTATGTCTGTTCCTACCCGTGCCGAAGCGTTTGGTGCAATGTTCCCTCGTGCTCAAGAAGCTGTTGATGAATACGCAAGGAATAAAGAGATGGGTGGGATAGGTGCGTTACGTACAGCCGGTAGAATGCAAGAACAAAGACGAGATAGAAACCAAGCAATGCAGGATTTCTTTGGTGATCTTGCAAGCCAACAAGCTCAAGCACGACAGGATAAGGCGCGTATGGCTGCTCAGTTTATACTTAACAAGGATAAATTTAACAAAAGGACGTACGAACTAGACCCTGCTATGACCTTAGAGGGCATAGAAGAAGTAGGAATAGAAGGTTTTGATCGAGGCGGAATTGTTGGATTCGACGGTACTAATGGTAGCTCAGTTGTTGATCCTGAACTTGTAGAAGAAAACACTTCTTCTAGTATTTTTCTTCCTAATATTGACCCAAATGCAAATGTTAGTCCTGACCTTGTGCAACAATTAAAAGACGCGGAGCAAGCGTACTTTGAATTACAAAATATAAGAGATACGCGAACTAACCCTAGAATAAGAAATTCAGCGGAAGATATAGGGTTTCTGGGTGCAAGACCACGAAGTGAGCGTAACCCTAATTACGATCCTGAACTAGCAAGACAAGTTGCCGATAGAATAACGGCACAAGAAGGTAACATACAAAATTTAAAAGATTTAATTAGGGAACAAAGAGGTGCTTCTAAACGGGAAGAAACGCGTCAATTACTTGGGGGCTTGCCTAATCTTTCACAGGCTGGGCCTGATACTGGCCCTCCTACACGCGCTGAAGAGTTTGCAAGGATGTTCCCCAATGCTAGAGAAGGTGTTGAAGATTTTGCAAAAAAGAAACGTTTAACAACACTTCAAGATGCACAAACTGAAAGAGATAACATTGCCGGTACAAAACGTCTACGTAATATTGCTACGTTCTTACGCGGTATGGGTAGCGGCTCAAGTACAGGAGAGTCTTTACAGAAAGGAGGCGATGCGTTAGAAGCGGCTGTAGTAGCAGAGGAGAAGCAACAAGCAGCTCTATTAAATGCCCAATTAGATCGTATGGGTAAAATGGCTGTAGCAAAACTTGCCGCCACCGTTGACCGTGAAAAGATCTTAGCGGACTTTAAAGGTAAAATAACAACCGCAGAAATGGAGACAGCACAAAAAACTCTGGAAGGTTTAGCCTTTGATGAAAGATTTACGGAAGCAGTACGAGTTATTAGAGATCAGGATCTTGATCCTCTTGAAGAGCAAGTACGCATCCAAAACTTAACAACCGCTCTAGTAAACGATGATATAGTAAGTGTAAGAGCAGCAGTATTCCAAGATAGTGGTGTGACCAACCCAGAAGATTTAGGTTTAGAGTAGTAAAGGATTTAGTATGCCTATAGCTCGCGCTAAATTAGGGGACGGCTCTGTACTGCGATACTACGTGCCTGAAGGAACAACCTCTGAAGAACGTTCACAAATCTATGCGCCGGTAGCCTTACGAAAAAAAGCCGCCGGTATCGACCCACTTGAACCTCCTAAAACTACTTTAGGTGGGTATGCTAAAGAAATAGGTAAAGGGTTAGCTAGTGGCGCTGCGGGACTTCTTGAATCAGCCGCTACTGGAGCGTCGTTTTTACTTCCTGAAGAACAAGAACAAGCTGCACGTAAAGCCATTGCTGAATACGGAGTTGGGGTCCAAGAAGGACTATTACCTAGAGGCGGCTATGAAGATACCGTTGTTCGTAAGCTAGCAGAAGCTACAGGTTCTACCCTTCCTTTTATCGCTACAGGTGGCTTAGGTGGACTAGGCGGCTTAGGAAGTCTAGCTAGTAGAGTAGCTTTAGGTACAAGTGTGGGCTTGGGTGCGGCTGCTGGATCAGGTGAAGCTGCAAAACGAGCAGAAGCAGCGGGAGCTACTGAAAAGCAGATTAGTAAAGCGGCAGGACTGGGTATACTCCCCGGACTAGGTGAGACGCTAGTACCGTTTGCTGTAGGTAAGACTATTCGTGCCGGTGTAAAAGCCAGAAAAGGTTTAGAAGCAGCGTTAGGTAAAGCACCTGCTGGTGATGTGGTGTCTCGATTACGTAGAGTAGCTAGTGCCGCAGGAGGAGAAGGACTCCAAGAAGCTTCGGCAGAAGTAGCACAAAATCTTATCTCTCAAGGTATTTACGACCCTGAAACTGGCACGTTTGCAGGTACGGGTGAGTCTCTTGGTTATGGTGCAGGAGTGGGCGGATTACTAGCAGCACTGGCTGAAATTGCTATTCCCGGTCGCACTCGTGGAGATAGAAATTTAAATCAACAAGAAAAAGAAACTATTGGGCGGCGTACACAAACCGCAGCTCAAGTCGATTCGCTGCCCGATGAAGAGCTTACCGATGCAGAAATTCAATCTCGTATGGCAGAGTTTGCTAAAGGGGAAGAAGAACTTTCTGCTGTAGTAGGAGAAATTCAAGACAGGGAAATACGTAAAGACGAGGGTGTGTTTGAGGGGCAAGAGCAGTTATTTTCCGACCTAGAACCTGCTAAACAGGCCGAAGGATTTGAAGCTTTAGGTATAAATCCGAACGCTCCTATCATTAAACGTATCAAAAACAAACAACTATCCGATCCGGTACAACGACGTGAAGTATTCAATGAGTTGCAAAAGTACGCCCGCAATAAAAACGTCAAGCCCGAAACTCGCAAGCGTATAGGTGACCTATTACAGAACGAGGTTTTTGCAGATACTAGACTAGACGTAGCGGCTGGCCCCGGTCCTGCACCACAGCAGATGACCATAGAAGAGGGTGTTGAGCAGGATATTAAACAGGAAGAAGTAGATGCAGCCTTTGCTCAACGCGAAGCGCAACTAGAAGAAGACAAAGCTCAAACTTCAGCTCTTGCTCGTGCTGCTAAACCTGAAGGGCTTAATGTTATAGAAGATGCTTTTGACAGAGCGCAGAGGACAGGTAGAGAAGCACCGGGCGAAGCTCAGTTAGAAATTCCTGTTATTCAAGCTGCCGCTGCTGATGCTATAGCACAACAAGAAGTAGAAATAGGTGCTGATTTAGACGCACAAATTGCCGCCGAACAACGTGTGGATGAAGCGTTAGACAGTCAGGGTCAAGAGCAACTTGAAATGTTTGGCCCTCGTGGGGGTGTTTTACGTCCTACTCGTCCTAGAGCTAGACCAGCACCAGCACCAGCACCAGCACCGGCACAAGAAGAAGTGGTGGTGGAAGAAGATGTAGTAGATGTAGATGAGGCTGCGAATGTAGATACGGCAGAAGAAGTGGTGGTGGAAGATGTAGATGTGACTGCGGATGTCGATCCAGACGTAGTTAGAGCCGAACGAGAAGAAGCCCAAGACCAAGCACCTCCGTCTACTACTAAAACAGAAGACATGAACAGGGTACAAGCAGAGATTGAAGCTAACCCAAATGGTCCGATAGCAAAGTTTTTTAAAGGTAAGAAAACGTTAGAAGAAGGTATAGAAGAACTAGCTGCCGATATGTCTGTTGGTATAACCACTCAAAACGAAGCTGCTGAAACATGGATAAACAACAATTTAAGTGGACGATCACAACAAGATTTTTCTGACACTGTACGATTTATAAGAGAGAGTATAGGACTGCCGCTACCTACCTCTGCTATTGCAGTAACCAGTCAGCCACTATCCCAAGAGATTCGGGATAAACTAGCAGCAGGAGACTTACGTGGAGCTATCAATGATCTTGCACAAAGTTCCGACCCTAGTGTAGCTCGCGTTGCCGCTGCTGTAGAAAAAGGTTTAGGTAACACCAAAATAGTAATGGGTAGAGGTTTAGTTAATTCTAAAGGTAAGTCGGTTGCTGGTTTGTATGATCCTAAAACGGACACGATTACTTTAAATCAAGACGTAACGCTTAGGAACCATGTACTACTTCACGAATCCATGCACGCAGTTACTTCTCACGAAGTTGCTGGAAACTCTGCTGCGGCACAACAAATGCGTAATCTGTTTGAGTCAGTTAGAGACAGGTTAGATACTGCGTATGGTGCAACGAACCTTGATGAGTTTATTGCGGAAGCATTTAGTAATCCTGAGTTCCAAGCCAAGCTAGCAAGAATCAACGCTAAAGGCGAAAAGATTACGTTATGGAGTAAGTTTAAAAATATTGTAAACAACATGATACGTAAGTTCCGTAGACAACCTAGCAAAAAAATAGAATCTGCTATGGACAAAGCGGACATGATAGTTGCTGACCTTATCTCTCCCGCTCCTGAATCTCGTGATGCCGCTACCTTGTTTTCCGCTACTATTGAAGAAGGTGAGAAAAATACATTAGATGCGCTTGGTCGGTTTAGTAAAGGTAAGGTAACTAAAGAAGATGTAGAAGCAGTAGGGACATGGTTTGGTACAGCAACCGACGGGGCAAAAGCAAAGCTACTGGACTTCTTACCGCTGAATGCGGTGTTTCAACTTGCTAAAGATAAATACCCAAAGATAGCCGCTCCCGCAGAAGAATTATTCAAACTACTTCAAACTAAGAATGGGGAACGTCAAAGGTACTTAAACCTAACAAGGGACACTGCTAAAAAAGTAGAGAATATAATTGACGGAGATAAGAAAGTTAAAGAAGTTTTAGACTTTTGGGCAGCAGAAAGCACTCTTTTAAAAACCGATCCTACTAAATTAGAAAGCGCATACGAAGGTGATGTCGCTAAGTTGGAAGCGTGGAATGCCATGAACGCCAAATTAGATAAATTGTCGGGTCCACAACGAAAAGCTGTAATCGAGTCTTACAGTATATTGCGCGACGCTTACAGTGAAGTGTATAAACAACTTGTAGCGACTATGACAAAACGCTTGGATGCAATAGAAGATTCAGATGTAAAAAGAACTTTAAAAGACAAACTATTAACTCAAGTACTACAAAAAGAAACTATCGAGCCGTACTTCCCACTTTACCGTAAAGGCACACATTGGTTAATGTACTCAGCGATTGACCCAAGTACTGGGACTTTAGAACCCTATAAAGAAGCTTTTGAATCTAAGTTTCAACGGGACAAAGCTGAACGACAACTTAGAGCTAATGCAGACGCTTTAGGACTTCAGCTAAACAGTATTGAAAAGCTTACTCGTGACCCTAGAACCAAACGTTTTGGGCAAGTTGACTCACAGTTTGCTTTTAAGTTGCTAGGAGATGTAAGAGCGAAAGGAGTATCTCAAGAAGTCCAAGACGTAATATTAGACTCTTTGTTTGATGTCCTACCAGAGCGTTCTTTAATCAGTGCGTTTAGACCCAGAGAAGGTGTCTTAGGTTTTGAACGTGATGCGTTAAAAGTGTTTAGAGAGCGTATGCCTAATTTTACAAGTCAAATTGTAAATCTTAAACATGACTTAGCACTTAGCGAGATAAGCGAAAAAATAAACTTAGCTGCAAATTCATATAGAACTCCAGACTTACAGGCAGGAGCAGAAGCACTTAACGCAAACTTGCAGGGGTATATAGACTTTGCACGTAATCCTAGGATAGCCACTTGGAGTAAGGCACTTAAGAGTGCGGGTTTTGGAATGACGTTAGGCTTTAACGTATCTTCTGTACTAGTAAACGCCAGTAACTTACCCATAGTAGTACTGCCCTATTTAGGAGGTAAGTACGGATACACAGACACTATGAAGGCGATGAACAATGCACGGAAGACATTTTTCGCTACCGGCATGAACCGTAGGACTGAAGTGTTTAATGAAGAGACAGGCGGTACGGAAATCTTTGAAGGCCCGTCGCTATCCAACATAGACTTTAATGACCCTAATCTTTCTCCTGAGTTGGCAAGATATAAAGCTCTTACTGAAATGTTGGAAGCTCGTGGGCAAGCTAACATCTCTACTACTGCCGAAAACTTAGAGATGGAAAACCCTGCTAACACCGCTTGGAGTACGGCGAATGCTTATATGGGTTGGATGTTCCATCAAGGCGAACGCTTTAACCGACAAGTTACTGCAATGGCTTCTTACGATTTAGAGTTAGCAAAACGCGCTAAAAAAGGAGAACTTACCGAAACAGATTTTCAAGAAGCTGCTGACATTGCTCTATCAGATGTAGAACTAACTAACAGTGGAGCTATGATTGAAACCGCACCTCGTTTTGCTCAAGGTGATGCGGGTAACGTAATGATGATGTACAAACGATTTGGCATTTCTATGTACTATTTACAGTATAAGATGGCTAAACAGTTACTTGCAGATTCATTACCTAGAGAAATAAGACGTATTGCTGCTGCTAAGTATGACGGTGATGAAAATAAACTAACAGACGCAGATAGACAAGATGCACAAGTTGCTGCTGAAGACACAAAACGAATTGCCAAAAATCAAATTGTAGGATTGTTTGCTTCTTCTGGGTTGTTAGCAGGAGTTCAAGGACTACCGCTTTACGGTGCGATTGCGCTCTTAGCCAATACAATATTCTTAGATGACGAAGATGAGGATTTTGATAGTATAGCCGCAAGCTTCTTTGGTGAGGGTATGTACTCAGGGGTAATTAATGCAGTAGCGGGGGTTGACGTAGCTCCACGTATTGGTATGACTAATTTAGTTTATAGATCTTTACCAAACCGTCAAGAAGAAGACCTTCTTATGCACTTGGCAGAAATACTAGGTGGCCCAGTTTATGGTACAGCAGATCGAATGCTTCAAGGATTAAGGTTAGTTGGTGAGGGTGAAGTATGGCGCGGTACAGAGAGATTCTTACCTTCCGCATTGTCCAACGGAATGAAATCTGTACGGTACGCGACTGAAGGAGCGACTACTCTTCGCGGCGATCCTATCTTAGAGGATATAAATCCGTGGAATATTTTTGCTCAATCACTTGGCTTGGCTCCTGCGGGCTACACAAAACAGTTAGAGATAAATGCAAGAGATAAAGGATTGGAACGAAGGCTAAACTCCAAACGTACTGACCTAATGCGTGATTATTACTTAGCGTTAAAGGAAGGGGATGTAGACAGTATGCAAGATATAGCCGAAGAGATGGCAGAGTTTTCTCAGGACAATCCTTATGTAGCGATTAGCGGGGATACTTTAAGACGGTCTATGAATCAACATAGGGTCACCGATGAAATATCAAGACAGTTAGGTGGTATAAGTACTTCAGCTAGACAGGCGCGACGTATACTTGCACGACGTGCAGAAGATTTAGCCTAAGAGTTCTATTTAATCCTCCAAACTCTTAGCCCGTACTTTCCTTTCTCTATACAAACTCGTTTAGTTAAACTACTTCTGTCTATGCTACTTGCATCCAATACGTGTCGAAACGCCATCTTTGTGTTTACACACGGTATAAATATTGAAGTACCAACAATAAACTTATCCCAGTCTATACATACCCTAACCCCGTCTGGGGAAAGGTCAGTCGGACTCAACCTCATCGTTGTCCTCCTCCTGTGCCATTGGATCGTTACCTAGTTGACATCTTATTACATGAGTACTTAAACTTTTTTTCTTTTTGTCCAAACCCGAATCCATACTTGTCCCTTTGACCATGCGCTTTTTTACATTAGTTCTGGCTTCCATATGCACTCTCATTAAGTCTATCACTGCTTTGTACACGTATTTATGTTTGGCGCACCACTCTCTAAAAGGTTGGGGACGAATAAATAATTGATTAGTGTCTGTCTCATGCCTAGCAACAAGTTTAAGTAAGGGTAAATCTTTTTGGTCTGGGGGTAATGTATCGCTAAGGTCTGAACCCCTATTATCTTGAGTACTTAAAATACGAAGAATATTTCTTGTATTATCCATGTAAAATTCTCCTACTAAATCTTCTATATCCATATCCATCTCTTCAAGGTCATGTTTCTGCGCTAGAATAGTTCGTATAATCCATTTGTATAAATTATCTAAATCCCAATCTATTAGACCTAACTCCTTTGCTATTAAACATCCCGCATAAGTAGTCGCCCCTTGAGCAATCCAAAAACGATCTGAAGGCTCACCATTAATATCTTTTACAATCCGCGCTCGTGTATCTAAGACAAGATTTTTAGTAGCTTCTAAAGTATTTATAACGTGCTTAATATAAATCTCTCCTGCCCACCCATAGTTCTCGGCTAAGGTGTCGTTAAGATCGTTTGCCTTTAAAGTATCTCCAGCACCGAATAGAAGTTTGGTTGCTAGATGACTTACTACCCTACCCGACTCACCTTTAGGAGAGCTTCTCCATCTTGATGCTGTATCTGTTATGCTGCTGTTGCCTGTAGTACCGCAACTAAAAGCCCATTGCTCTCCTCTATAACGTTCTGCGTTCTCTGCCCCACTCGTCATCCTGTTTCTTTGAGCACCATCACTTATACCAAAACAGAAGTCACTAGCGTCTTTAGGTTCGTAATTGGATATTTCATCTATATATAGTGGTAAATTTTTTATTATCTCAGCTCGATTCCAAGCAGAGTTAGGAGTATCTTTTCCGATAAGTACTAACTTTTTATGGTCGCCCCATACAGAAGCACCACCCCACATACCTGTAGTCTTACCTATCCCCGTTTCAGGACTGTTAAGGTTGTATATTGCACCGGCTATTCCAGATACAAACTCCATAAGCGGAGCACCAAAACTTAAACCAAACATGTATTGATGCTGTTCAAACCCCTCTTTATTATAAAACCTAGCGGCTTCTTTCCACTTTTCTAATGTGCCTTGTTTGGCAAACATAGGAATGTATTGTGCGGTTCGCACCCCCGCAGGGTTTTCTTTCTCGTAACCTTTAAATATTTCTTTATCCCCCAGTACAAAAGACTTACAGTTTTTTGTCCAACCAAATTGCGTCTTTACGCTTGGTGGATGAGGAGTTGTATCTTGAAGTTGTTGCATCCATTCCGCTATATAACGTTGCACTTTACCCGCTCCTTTAGCACCTTTTCCTGATAAAAGAATGATGCCCTGTTCGTTCATTAAGTCTCTAAATTTTTCTGCTGAGGTTAGATCTTTTTGAGATGCCATAAAACGTTTAGTAATATTAAAATTGTTTATATGTGTAATTTCATAAGACAACCCCACAGCAGGATCGTGTAGTATTTTTGAAAGAAATAGATCGTGTCTATAAATAATTTCATCATCTACTTGATTAGTATCTTGGTTAACCGTTCTATTTATAACGCCCCTTTGACTTTCTGGTCTCATATAAGTGCTAGGATAAGTAGGTACAGGAGGTGGGGCAGGGACATCTTCATCCTGCTCATCCTTTCCATCTTCTAACACTTCAACTATTTGTTCAGGGGCTTCTACCTCTTCATAAAAACCTTCTTCATTAGGTTCAGCAACACGTCGCTCTCCACACAAAGTTATAGGGCTTTTAATCTTATCTTTATGGGTACAGTTGTCGCATAAACCGGGATGGTCTTCGTCAAACCTACCACATGTGTGCGGGTACTCGATGGATTCAGAAATCTTTCTAGTTTCTTCTGGATCGTAGTTTGCCGCACGTTTAGAAATTAAATGTACCGCAGGAGTTGTGCCTTCCTCCACCCCATCTGTATCACACCGTTTAGCTATAGATAGTGTGTGTAACCACTCTGGATAGGTCAGTTCATCGGGTTCAAGTATAGCTCGTGCTATGTGAGCGCACCCTTCCCCCTGTTTAGTTTTGGCAATTAAGTTTTCAAACCTGTACTTATATTTTGAAACTCCTTTAGCCCGTTCCATATCTTCAAGGTCTTCTTTAGAAGAACTATTAATAGAAGGGACAGGTATTAATTCAGCAGGTAACTTACTTATAAAAGTAGTAAGAGCAACCCCCGACTCACCCTCAAGTACAACAGCTACAGGTAGCGGCTGTTCTCCTTTAAAGTTACGTGTGTCCGGTACACGAAGTAGCCGTGCCGCATCCGCTGTTACACCAGCGTCTATCTCTAACCCATCTTGCAAGCATGTTGCTTTAAGTGTTTTTGCTACTGGCTCCCACTCGTCACGGGAGTAGGGCTTATCGAGCGTCCAGTATACGTGTAGACCGCGCCCTGAATTTATTATATAGGGACGAGGTAAAACATACGTCTTACGAAACGCCCTTAATGCTTTTAACGCTTCTGCTTGAGTCTGGTAAGGTTTGTCCGTTCCGCAATCAATATCAAGAAATAAACATTTTAAATCCCGCACGTTGCCAGCTTTGCGGTTTTTATCGACAAAAGAGGCTACTCCAAAATAAACATCATGCCCTTCTTCATCAAAATTTCTTGCGGTTTCAGCAGCAGAATCTAAAGAGTCGTGGAACTTTTGGTTCATTGACCCTTCGTTCTTCTTCCCTGCTACACAATAGTATCCTTCACCACCCAACACAGTGCTAAGAAACTGTTTGGTATCCATAGTCTATCCATACTTGAAAGAGGTTTGGGCATCCGAAGATGCCCTTGTTTTTATTTTAGTCGTCGAACCCATCTAGTAATGATGCTAAATCAACATCGTCTTTAGGCGCGTCTTTCTTTTTCTTAGACACTTTGACCTTTGGTTCTACAACAACTTCCTCTTTTTCTACAGCTTCTACATCAAACACACTGTCCAGATCAGCTTCTTTAGGCTTAGTACTTTCTTGTGTAAAGCCTTCTTCAACGTCAAAGGGAGACGCAGCTATGTATTCTTTGTATTTGATAACTTGTACCGCACGTAATCTTAAGGATACGCCGTTACCCATTTGCCCATTGTAAGGGACTAACTCCATAAACAAACTTACAGTACTGCCAGTGGTTAATTGAAACCCACTATCTAAAGGATTGTTCAAAGAATCATAGTGACTAGGAGGACTATTAAAAGAAGCAGGTATTTTAGCCTTGCCTATAAACATCTTATTGTCGTCTTTTGTAAACGGCATAGTAAGATCAGGCCAATCGTCTTCCTTGGCTTCTTCGTACGCTTCAGCCATTGCCTTAAAAAGTTCTTTGGCTTTCGTTCCTGTCATTTTAAATTGTGTACTGTAGTCGGCTCCTTGGGCATTAGCATCACACGGGACACTAGCACCTTTACCGTTCTTTCCTCCTTTCTTATCAAAGTGATAAGGTTGGTCTAGCTTTGGGTAAAGGGCTTCTACACTGGTTAATTTATATGTCGGTTTACTCATCTTATCGCACTCTCATTAAGGTTAATTAAAATTGCATTAGCTTAAAAGCTAAGGTTTCGGTACTACAAATCTTTCACATACACTCCTTCCCCTTCGACAACATCAAACACATTGTCCACGTTAGGGCCGTTGTTTTCGTACACTTTTGGGATAAAACTTACTAAACTTTTAGTGTGAGAGTCACTCTGCATCTTCTTAACTAGTTTCATTTCAGCCTCTTCTAGTACTCGCGCCGGTCGGAAGCATACTTTGGGTATATCGCTTTCTTCATCAAAACTTAACTCAGTCATAATTGAAGACAGTAGTGCACTTTGGGAATCAATTAAACGTGCATAAGTTTGAAGCCCCATTTTCTTTCTATCTTTACCGAACACGCTAGTAGCAGGTATTGCAAATTGATACGCAATGTTGGTGTCTAAAACGCCTTCTCCATTTGCTAGCATTAAAGCAATTCGTTGCTGAAACCTACACGCCCTACCACCTCCATGCCCCGAACCCTTAATATTTTGAGGGCAATTAAAACAAGTAGGGGATTGTTTATTTGCTGTTGGTACTTCTTTAGCGGGTATCCCTGCGTTTGCGTCAGCGGCCCAACATGTAGGATGTTTACCTTTTCCGTGTACGTACTCTCCTGAATAGAAAACACGAGATACAGGAGCGGCTTTAACTATTGCTACTTTGAGTGGCCCATCACCTAACTCTTCTACCGTACCCCCTAACAGACGAAACACATTTTCATTTATGCTAAGACGCGTTATATTGCTAGTATCTGCCAATTCAACAGAGTTGCTACTTACCACAGGCGCAACAACTTTAGGTTGGAGTTCGCTCAACAAACTGTCAAAAGGGTCGGTCATACATCCTTACTCTCATCAAACGGTAGCTCTAGTTGTTCCGTTATCTGGTCGGTTTCCATATCTGGCTCGTCTTGTTTGAGCGCTTCGACCACAGCAGGAACATTAAATCGGTAGGTGTACCCTACTTTTATGTAAGTAGTTTTGGGTATGAACCCTTTGTTGACCCATTGTCGGATGGTGCTTACCTTTACAGAAAGGTGTTCTGCAACCTCTTCAACAGGGACGTAACTATCAAAATCACTCATTTCTTCCTCCGTACTGTGATGGTGTATTCACTATCTGCGTTGAGTCCGGGCGGTAAAGCTTCCGGGTTTTCTTCAAGGAACTGCTTCATGTTCCCTTGGTGTATTCGTTTCTCAAGCAAGTCCACTGCTTCATGCTTAACCACGAAGTTGTTAAACGCTTCCCAGTCACCCGTCCAGAATCTTGTTTTCTGAGAGCGCCAGAAAGTCCCAGAAGAAGTCTTTACTGACTCCACTCCGTTATCTTTACAATGCTCCAGAAATTGACCCTTTATGATGTCGAGTCGTCGGTTTATCTCTTGTTCTTTCTCTGCAAAGGCCGCAGCCAATTCAGATTTCTTATCGCGGAGCTTGATATAAGCTGTAACGTAATCGTCAAGTGTGCTCACAACAGTAGCTGTCATGGTTAAGTATCCCCTACTTTTATTAAGTTTCTTATAATATAGTGTAGTTTGATCTATAATTCAAGTACATCTTCATATAAATCTATCATTTTTGTATGTACGTTGATTCGCTCGTCTAACATCTTATATATCCGTTTCTCGACAGGTGGGCCTTGAAGTTGTACCACGGTACAGGGGTGTTTCTGTCCAGAACGGTGGACTCGTGCGTTGGCTTGAGCGTAGGTTTCTAACGAAGCCGTTGGTCCCCACCAGACAATGG